ACCTTCTACGGGTGTTATTAGCAAGCGCTCTGCATCTGTGCCGCGTCTTAGACGTAATGCCATGTATATACTCCTAGAATATCTATTATTAGTATTTATACATTTTTAAAGATAAACATCAATCTATTTTCGCTTCTTCATGAAACTCTTGGTTCTCTTCTTAACATCAGCAACTACTTTGGAGGTATTCAAGCGAAAGTCAACATGTGATATTTCATCATTATATTCTGCTAAAAAAGTCTCTAAACTTTGTTCAACTTTGCTAACATCGCCGCCGTCTTGTTTAGTTTGTGCATTCATATCAATTTGCCAAACCTTCCCATCGTGAAAGTATACATGTATATTATGTATGTACTCGATAGGAACGGCTTTAATCTCCACATCGTTGAATATTTCAGGCCATTGTGAAATTACTTCGGGTGGTAATTTATTTTTAGGCACTTGTGACAGTCTTCTTAGCTACTGCTTTCTTTTTTGTTGGGACTAATTCTTCAGCTTGTCTACGTAACTCCGCTGCTTCTTTGCTCAACCGATCTGCATCACTGCGGAACTTCTTAGCAAGTGATTCGTCAGTAATTACACCATCGTCTGCAACAGGCGCAACACTAGGAGCAACCGCTGCCATTTCACTAGCAGTCATTGCTGGTGCTGTTGATTGTTGTACAGTTTTGCCGTCTCTGCCTGTAACTGCTAAATCGTTAACTGTTACTCCACGCTGTGTTGCAATAGCTTCGTTGAGCTCACTTAGTTTAATAGATGAGTTTTGATTAGGAATCATTTCAACATCAGCAGTTTTAACTTTAACCATCTTACCAGTTGTGTGGAAACGTGCAAGCATGTTACTACCGTCTGATAGTTGTGTACGCATCATAACAGTTGCTAAGTCATCTGCTTGTTGACCAGATGCAGACTCAACTAATTTAATTAGTGCATCGTGATCACCAGCTTCTAAATTTTCAGTTGTTACTACAACACAATGCTCTGGATCACCAGGCAATACTTTGTATGCGACAATTACTCTACGTTGATTGTTAGCCATACGGCCTACGTGTTTAAGTGCTGCCATGTTATGCTCCTTGTGCCGGCTGCTGTTGTGCAACGGCTGCTAAAAATGTTTCTAGTTTACTGTAAGTTTGTCCTACAGTCATCATCTCATTAGGCTTAAAAGCTCCACGTTGACTTGCAACATCGATGATGCTTTTCAGTGCTTGCAGATCTTGTACAGTTAGATCAGGACCTTGTGCTTCACTAGTTTCAGGTGTTGCTGCCGCTGCTTCTGTTACTTCTGCTTCGACGGGTTTATCTTCGCTCATAATATTCTCCTTGTTATAGTATATATGCGTACTTTATTTATTTGTACTTTAAATGTGGACACGCTAACATGAAATAACTCATGTCTTTAGTCTCCTCGAACCCAACAGTTAATACTTGTACTAACTTGTTTTTATTATCTAGGCTTACATTTTTGCCTGTATAGAATCTATTTTTTAGATGTTGTTTAATCCACTTGACTAGACTATCTTCTAAGTTATATGTCATAGGTAAGTTAACGTACTCGAAGTGTGGCGGAGCCGATTTGACTTGCCTCACTTCAAATACATTTAATGGATTAGGTGTTTTATTTTTTATCATGCAGCCGCATCGTAGTGTACCGAGGTACCAAACGGTCCTTCTAAATTCTTATCACGGTTTGAATGGATAAGGAATACTGTGTCACAGTAGTCTGGATCACCCCAGCTATCCCAAGCATAACCATCTGTAAACATAATGAGCTTCTTAGGAACATAGTCTTGTTCTTTCATGTATGTCCAATTAGCCATAAAGTCAGTACCGCCGCCGCCCATTAGTTCATAGTCTAACAAGTCTTTGCCGTCATTTGCAGCAAAATCTTCTTCATTGTATACGTCTGTGTCAAAGCACCATACCTTAATATTATAGTCTGGAAACTCTTCCATAATGCCTTTAACTTCGCCTAGGAAGTCTTTACCTTGTACTTCACCAATTGAACCTGACATGTCTATGCAACATGCAATGTCAATAGTGTCTTGGAAGTCCATACTAGGTAATATAGCACCGCTCATTTGTCCTTTGCGTGACGGACGACTAAATGTGTAGTCACTTCTAATTGTGCTTTGCACTGACTGTCGAATAATCTCACGCCAGTTCATCTTAGGCTCTGTAAGTTCTTTAATAATACGCTGTACTGCACCCGGAACATTACCAGCGCCTGCACTCTGTGCCGCTGAGATCATATTCTCTTTGATCTCGTCTTTAATCTGTTTTTCTTCTTCTTTAGAATAGGTAGGTTTACTTCCGCTTGTAGCATTGCCATTGCCGTCTTCGCCCATGTCGCCGTCTGAATTCCCTTCGTTACCGTCGTCCATATCAAGGTGTTCGTCTAGCATTTCGCCTAATTGCTTTAGGAACTCTTCGCCATTTTGTTTTGCTTGCTCGTATACGTCATCGTATACTTCTTCGCTGGTCCAGCCTTCGTATTTAAAGTCCTGGTAGCATTGTACAATACTTGGTATAGTACCAATACGGTCACGTACTAGTGTATTGTTTACGATATAGTCTGCGCTAATGTTATAAATCATAGGATTACGATCTTCTCTGCGTCCTATATGATCAAATACCATATGCAAAATTTCGTGTGCAACAACAAATTCAATTTCTTTGTTATTCATTGCATTAAAGAATTGTGTGTTGTAGTATAAGTTACGACCGTCTACTGCGGCAGTACCAAGCCACTCATCGGCAGCAACAATCTTTAAACGTGTAGCCATGTTGCCAAAGAAAGGATGACGCAATAGCAAACCAATACGTGCCGTAATAATACGGTCCATTACTTCTACACGCATTATTTCTAATGCTTCTGGAGTAATATCTGGATCTGGAGTAAAGTTTTTTAGTTTACTTTGTGTGTCTTTAGTAGCCATTATCATCGCCCTTTCTTTATTAACTTATACATACAGTATAGCACCGAAATGCCATACTGTCAACCATTAAGCTTCTTGTGCAGCTTTAATATACTTACCGTAACGTTCATGGAATTCATCAAAGCATGCTACTTCATCTGGATCAATTGGCAATCCGTATTGTGTAAGTGCCAGCTTAATGCCCATAACAACTAATTCAGTGTCAAAGTTATCCATTGCAAAGCGCAAGAAGTTGTTCACTTTGTCATCAAACTTCTTATCACCTTTGTCACAAGCTTCTTTCAGCTCGTAACACAAAGACACAGTTAGTGAGTACATGGCACTAATCTCGTTAGTCTTCATTTCGCTTACTTTACCTGCTAAGATATCACTTGGATTAGGCATGCTCGAAGCAACCTTACGGTGTGCCATAAACTTAAGAGCTAATCCTTCGCCGACTGCGCCTGCTACTAGGTCAGTAGTAGTTGCTTCGTCTAAGTCATCGTCTAGCAATTCGCTAACAAATGACCATGTACGAGGTGTTGCAAACGAACGTGTTGAACTTTTAGGATCAAAGTCGTACAAGTCTTTCTTTGCAAAAGTTAAGTAACCTACAACGTCAGTATTGATGTTGTTTTCCGGAGCAACAGCCCAGTTGAACCAATCACCAAAGTTAACAGCAAGTTCTAAGTGGATAAAGCGGTTAGCTAACGGTGCAGGCATGCGATATGTAACACCTTTATCTGCTTCACGGTTACCAGCCGCAACAACTGATACATTGTCGGGTAGCTTATAAGTGCCTACCCGACGATTAAGAATTAGCTGATATGCAGCCGCTTGCACACTTGGCGCCGCCGAGTTCATTTCATCTAGGAATAGTATAATGTGATCAAATTGAGCAGCAAACTCCTCACTTGGTAATTCACTAGGCGCACCCCACACCATTGTACCTGAGTTGCTGTCAAAGTATGGAATACCTTTAATATCTGTAGGTTCCCAAAGTGACAAGCGAATGTCAATTAAGTGTGATTTAGGTAGACTATCACAAATTTGTGCCACAATTTCTGATTTACCAATACCCGGAGGTCCCCATAGGAAAATAGGACGTTGCTTTTTAAGCGCATGTTTAATACTGTTTTTTGCGCCATTTGGACTAACTGTGCGAGTTGAAGTATCCATTTGTAGTACCCTCTTTTTTCGTTGCTTTATTTAAACTATACATATATAATAACACATCTACAGGATTTGTCAACCATTTTCTAAAAAAAGAACTTGTTTAAAAACAACAACTTAGGATTTATTTTGTCTAGTAATTGCTTTGGTGAGGCCATATTTGCGTAGATCGCCACTGAAAAGGGTTAATTCGACTGCTTTCTTTTCATTTGTTACTACAATACTTCTGTTTGTTAGGTAGTAAGGACAGTCAATAAACTTGTCAAGGTGTATGATTACTTGAGTAGATAATGGTACATCTCTTGGATATGGTATGTCATATGTTGCCAAGTCTATTAGAGTTAGTACATCGAATCCTGTTTCTGTTAATCGAAGACCTCCTGAGTTTTTATCTCTATTGTTCTTCCACCACAACGGCATAAACTCTTTTACTGATATATCGTTTGTACTTTTACCTAGTTCTTTTAAAAAGAGCTTAGTATAAGTCTCTTTCCAGTTCATTCTTCTGTAACCACTTCACCGGAAATAAGTTTATACACAGAAAATTCTGTAGTTTTAAACATTTCGTTTAATTTTTTAGCAAGATTGTGTGCATGCCCGGGATTACTAAAGCTAACTTTTTTGTATTTAGGACCTGGATAATTAGTAAGTGCATTTGCACTTTTAAGATTAAATGGCTTTTCTTGATAGAATACAGCCCAAATAGCTTCTGCTTCTAGTACTTGTTCGCTTTTATAGGTTTTGCTATTAATATTTTCTAAAATAACTGTTGGCTTTGGTCTGCTCATATACGTAATTCCTTTTAATTAACTACGCATATATTTATCTTTCTAAGAGTTATCTACGCACTTAAAACTTAGAACCGCCATCTAAATTAATCTCAATAACTTCGTCGCCGCTATTTTTAGATTCTGCTACAAGTTTTTCTAAATCTCCATGCAACCGAGACATAACAATGCCTAGTGCAAACGCTAGATTTTTTGCAGTAGCAATATCTAGTTTAACTTCTCTTGCACGACTTTGTTCAGCAGCCTTTACAGCATTTAGAAATTGCTGTAAAGGAATAGTGTTTAATGGCTCAATGTTTGGCACGTCGAAGCTCCGATCTCATTTCCATTTCTGTTTTAAACGGGCCTTTAGAGTTATAACGTTCAATTGTAATAAGTTTAGGACAAAAACTTTTAACCCAACCTTTTTCAAACTCAATAATATAATAGCCTGCACAATATGCACTTTTAGATTTGTTACTTTTAGTAAACAGAGGAAGTTTACGCTTAACATCATACATTGTATTATACGGTTTAACACTAGTTTTAAACCCGTGTACAATTAGATCTAGCTCATCTGGTATATTATTATTAGATGTTGTAACTTCTGTCCATATAATATCAGCTCCGAACTTTTGCTTCATATCTCGTTTGTTATCAAAGAAACACGTCTCGCCTGAAGTAGAAAACATATACCTGTCATCATTCCACGACATTGTTCCTATACGTTGCTCATCATTTTCGATAATCCAAAACTTATCTTTTAATACAGGTTTTGCTTTTAATGTCATGCTGGGTACCTCGCTTGTAATGGTGCTGCATAAGTCTGCGCTTGGTCTGCAATACGTTGCATATCCCACTTTGCACAGAACTTCATAAGACGCAGGCCTACTTGACTAATATCTTTAGGCTTTGCATGTTCTGCAATAGTTGTATCAATAATCTCTCTAATGTCTGCAGGTTGTGCAGTCAAGTCACACAATACAACATTGCGATTGTAATCATCTAGCACACGATGTTCTACGCCTTCATGATCAGTCCAGCGTTGTAGCATCATATTATTCCAGTTGTAACCTTTAGTACCTTTATCTTCATAAGCTTCAATAAGACCAACTTTGTTCTTAGTACCTTTCTTGCGTACACCAGGATAAGCACTAAACACATTATCACTAGTATCACCGCGCATACACTTCTCAAACAACATAAAGTCAGGCAACGGAGCAGCCTTGCGCTCTTGTGTCTTCTTTTCAATAACAGGCGAACCGTCATCGTTAAAGTAGCCTTTAGGTGTAATAGTTACATTAGCAACACCGTTGTACTGTGTGCAATTAGGACCTACTAGTTGTGCAAAGTCGCCGTCTGTACTAATAATAACACAATGATCATCAGGGTGTGCTTGTACCCAGCCTGCAATAAGATCATCTGCTTCTAGTTGCTTGTGTTGCATAACAGTACAATTAGTCTTGTC